GAACAAGCAGATGGATATAGTTGGATTGCTCTTGCTCAGAGTGATAATAGATTCACCGACAGTAACTGGATATCACTCGAAGTACGGGATCGATTGAGTTTCTTTGGTGCTGATCAGGGCAACTTTGTTGATGATGGTGTTAGTCTCGCGGACTTTAAAACGGCAGTATCCACACCATACGCACCATCAGGAACCGGTGCGGCGGTGTTCTATGGTGCTGATAATCTGTACAATCAGACCAGTACAACAGAAATAACAGCAGGATTTGCTCTATATCAATTTGATGACATAAAGCGGTATGACGTATTCAGTTTACAGCAATCACTCAGAGCAGCAGGACTCAATACACAGACTCGGTTTGGTGGGACAGGTTCAACACTAGGAACTCTACCAGCAACCATTTCCCCTATATCAATCGAAGCTCAAATTGATGGGTCACCATTTAGTGATTCCTCACCACTTGGTTGGTATAATAATAAGGTTAAGCAATGGACAGAAAAACCAGGCTCCGTTGAAATGGTTTATATTGATACGGTTGCAGGTGGCTTGAAAGAATCAGATTTTACTGTGTCTGGAGTCACAGCACCATCAATTTCTGCAAGAGGTAACGGAACCTCACCAACTATAGAATTCGATCTGAGGAAAATTAGAGCAGATACATGGTTTATCAAAGGTGTTAAAGTATCCAAAGATCTTGCGACTAATGAAAGACTGGTAGGAAAAGACAATACAAAGGTCGAGTTTGTTGTATCAAATACAAATAACAATTATGGATTTGAAAATGCACTAAAAACACTAATCACACCATACGATGGATTAGTCAAAGAAAAAAATCTGTATGGTCCAATTATTCCAGTAAATGCATTTATGACAAGTGTGTCTATAAAAGAATCTGATGTTGAAAATACACTTCGATCTGGAGCCTTTGCTGGAGATACACCAACAACTTTTGATTCATACGCACTCATCAGTGAACCAACAAACTTCTCTAATAATAGAGAACTAGGATTGGACCTCCCACCAAATACTACAGATAAAAAGTCAAATCTGGTATATGCACTACTGACGTTCGCTTCAGGAAAAAGACCTGCCGTTGGTAGTAAATTGTATGCCGCTGAACCAGCGATAAGCACAAAAACAGGAGAGACTTCATTATTACGCGGAAAGGTCATTGGTGTTGTCCAAGCTAGAAATCTTCTAAACGCGACGACAGCAGACATACTATTCTCAACAACAGACAGAGCTGCTTTTGGTACAGGACTGACAATATATGTTGAAGACGGTGCTGGTTCTTTTTCAGCAGTTTCGACAGCTAAAGGAGATCCTGATATTACCGCAATTTCAGGAACAATTACACATATTGGAAATTCTGCGTTCCAACTTAGTGGAACCACCGCAGATAAGAGATTATCAATCAAATACATAACAAGGGTATAGGAAAATTAAATGGGCGTAGAAGACAATCAATTTCAGATAGAAAACTTAAATGCAAATACATCATTCTTTGACTGGTATACCAAGACAAATGATGAAATTGTATCTAAGCTAAACAAACTAAAGATCTATGATATTGACATCACAGGATCTCTCGCTGAAGGTATAAGTGCGGAAAGAGGTACTTCTGGTGGTCATACCGCAGGATTTATAAATCTAGGTGTTGCTGACACCATCCCCCACGGACTTACTGTGCAAGGTAATGTTCTAGTAACAGGGAGTAATTCCTTTATTCACACCGCAACAGCAGCAACAGCCGGGTTGACGGGCAAATTTGTTTGTGTAGATTCTTCTGGTGGTATTACTTCTTCATTCGCAGCGAATACAGGGATTACCACATCACCATTCCATAAGAATGAAACAATTGGTATTGTAAAATCTATTGTTGGTAATAGTGTAGAAATTGTTGGTCATGGTCTCTATGATGGGTTTGTAGGATTGACCGCCGGTCAGGCATACTTTTTAGATCCAGTAGTCGCTGGCGGTTATACGATCAATGCACCATCAACAGCAGGTCAAACAAAGAAACGTTTGTTTGTTTCTACATTAGGAACAACCACAGGTGTAATTCAAATAGGGGATTCTGACATAGTATCATAATGAGTATTCACAGAAAAAGTTGTAATTGTAGTTGCAATAAAGCAACATTCAAATCTAAAAAATCTACTGAAAAGCGGAGTGTGAAAAAAATGCCTAGTAAATTAACCATGATACAATCATTTGCTCGATCATTGGCTTCCCGTGGCCTTAATAATAAAAAAACTGATATTCCAACAAAGCAGCTTAGGGTTTTGAGTTGTTTTGGTGACGCTTCAATTGGTGGTAGCTTAGGTCCATGTGAACATCTGACTAGTAGTAAAAATACTGATGGAAAATTTTACTGTGATGGTTGTGGTTGTGGAGACAAAAAGAGTACTTGGCTACAAGCAGAAAGCGAAGAATACTCTAAACTAGATTATCCCAGTTTAGTATGTCCATTGCACATGCCTGGATTTTCAAATTATGATGCATCAGATTCTAAGGAAAATATTAGAAAAAATATCATAGAAAATTATGAACCAATTAAAATTACTGAGCTAACCGTAAAAATAGCTGAGAAAGATTAAAATTATATTTTAGACCTCAAAATCCCCTAAATAAGTAAGAGGTGCAAATATGTCAAGTCCAAATTCAAGAGAAACCCTTATTGATTATGCTTTTAGAAGACTCGGTTCTCCGGTTGTCGAAGTAAATGTAGATTATAAGCAAGCAGAAGAGCGTCTTGATGATGCACTAGAATACTTTTCTGAACGTCACTTTGATGGTGTTGAAAGGTGTATTTTTGCCTATCAAATAACCGAAGACGACATTAATAATCAATATATTCCTACAGGAAATATACAAAAAGCCATGGGATTTGGAGATGCTCCCGGACCTACCGGTAAAGATCTTTTATCTATTGTAAGGGTTTTTAAATTTGGCGCGCTCGCAAATCAAAATATGTTTGATATACGATACCAATTAGCTTTGACTGATTACTTCGGAATTAATCGAGGCCTCGGTTATGCTAGTTCCTTGGGATTGGCTGGATATGACAGCACCATGAGATACATTAGCATGGTTGAACAGTTCTTTAATCCAGAACATATTATACATTTCAGCAAGGTAACAGACAGACTTATAATGGACACAGATTTGGCTAGAGATTGTTCCCCCGGTCAATACGTTGTTATTGAGGGATATGCTACATTAAATCCAAATAACTACCCAAAGATCTTTAATGATCGTTACCTCAAAGAGTATGTCACCGCACTGATCAAAAGACAGTGGGGAGCAAACCTATCTAAATTTGATGGTGTCCAGATGCCGGGTGGTGTAACACTACGTGGTGGTCAGCTATATCAAGAAGGATCAGCAGAAGTTGCAGCACTCGAACAACGAATGCAATCCGAATACGAACTTCCACCACACTTCATAACGGGATAATATGGCACAAAATCCATACATCAGAGATGTTAATAACGAACAAAATCTCCTAGAGGATCTTAACACTGAATTTATTCGCGCCCTCGGAAGAAATTGTTATTATATCCCAAGAACGCTCAACAACTACGATCCAATATACGGTGAGGACGCTACAGCATCTTTTGATCAAGCCTATCTTATTGAGATGTATATGGAAAACCCACAATCTTTCGGTGGTGATGGGGACATTGTTGGTAAGTTTGGAATTGATCTTAGAGATAAAGCAACTTTTAGAATGGCAACACGAACATTTGAACGAGAAGTCACTAAAAGGAATTCTGACATTATTCGTCCCCGAGAAGGTGATCTAATCTATTATGTTCTCTCTGATTCATTATTTGAAATAACATTTGTTGAACACGAAAATCCACTCTACCAGTTAGGTAATTTATATTCATTTCTTGCATTTAGTGAATTGTTTGCCTATAATAATGAAGAATTTAATACTGGTATATGTGAAATTGATGAGTGTTTTATGCGACAAAGAAAAGAACGAGCGCAAATTATTTCAGTTGGCCCCCCCACAGGGTCAGAAAATACCACAGATCAATATCTTGAAGGTGAGACTATATTCCAAGTTGGTGGAACCTTCGGTACGTTTGCTACTATTGATAGAGCAACGGCCACTGCTCAAGTGATAGACTGGAATAAAAATGAATTAGAATTAACAATTGGAAATGTGTCTGGATCTTTCGAAACTTCAGAATCGGGTGGATCTATTAAAGGGCTTGAAAGCAATGCCGAAAGATTTGCTGGATCCACAGGAAACGCAGACTTCTTTAGTCAGATAAACACGGAAGACGAAACGCTTCAGGGTGATAATGAAGATATACAATTAGAAGTTGAAACTGATAATCTAATAGACTTTTCTTTAGATGATCCGTTCTCTGGTGGAGGAAGTTACTGATGTTTTCTTATTATAACAACGAATCTCTTAGAAAACTCGTTGTTGGTTTTGGTAATCTTTTTAACGACATGTATGTCGGTAAATATAATGATGATGGTGATCTGATTGAAAAAGATAGAGTGCCTTTGACCTATGGACCAAAAGAAAAATTCATAAGAAGAATCAAAGAAGTTAGTACCATTTCAGATGTTACACGATCAAGAATAACTCTGCCTCGTATGGGATTTGAAATGTTGGGTATGAGCTATGATCCAACAAGAAAAGCCAATAAACTAAGAAGAACTCAATCTGGTAACGTCAATGAGAATGGAACCGCCTCCATGGCTTATGCGGAAGTTCCGTACCTTGTAAACTTTGGGTTATATACATTCACACGAAACATAGACGAAAATTTGCAGCTCGTTGAGCAGATACTTCCATATTTTAGTCCAGAGTTTATAATATCCATAAACTTTAATGATTTGAATAAAAAGGTAAATGTACCCATTGTGTTAACTAGCACTGGAATTTCCGAAATATATGAGGGCGATTTTTCTGAAACACGAAGTATTACAACCACATTTAGTTTCATAGCAAAAACATATGTCTACGGAAAAACTACAGACGAACAAGTTGTCACAGACGCAGATATTCGTATGTTCGAGGATACAGATGAAGAAGCTCTAGGTTCACTCAGAGAAGTAAATTCCGTGGAGGTTATCCAAGTAAGGGAATCTCCCACAGAACCTAACGAGACTATATCATCATCAACCACTGGACCATTTTCGGTAGATGGATACTACCCACTATATTCTACATCAGAAGCTGCGGTCTCTGCAAGCCCTTCTCCAGATTCAGTACGAGAGGGTGAAACTACAGTTGGATATCATATCCATGCTCTAGATGGGGTCAAGTATTATATGCCAAACGGTCTTGTTATGGGAGAAACACAATTCCATGGTGATTATATAATGGATTTTGGTGATCCATTACCTAGACCAGAACCACAAGATGATAGGACATCAGAAGTAGATGCTAGTGATGATAGATCAACTGGTGGTAGTATCGGCTATTAGAAAGGTAAATAATGAGTGATAAAATTTCAGAAGCTCTTGACACTTCATTTGAAGCAAAGAAACCAGAAGAAGTCAAAAAGGAGCTAATGCAAAGTAGAAAAGAAATAAAGGTGGACATGGATGACTCAGAAAAAGACTACAACAAAATACGTACAAATCTTTACGAACTTCTTGGCGATGGTAAAGAGGCGATAGATGGTATACTTAAAGTGGCTTCTGAGGGAGATGCGCCAAGGGCATATGAGGTCGTCGCCACACTCCTTAAGACGGTGGCTGATATAAACAAAGATCTTATGGATCTGCATAAGCAGGTCAAGGATGTTAACAAAGACGAGACCGTGCATAACCATAATACAACAAATGCTATCTACGTTGGATCTACGTCTGAATTGCAGGATCTAATCAACCCTGACAGAAGTAGAACTAAAGAAATTATTGATGTTAATCATAAAGTGAAGGAAGATGACAAGTAAAAAGGGTGGATATTTAGGTAATGCAAACTTAAAACCGGCAGGAATTGGAATTGAGTTTACAAAGGATCAGGTCAAAGAGTACATGAAATGTGCTCAGGATCCGATCTACTTTATCAAGAAATACGTCAAAGTCGTATCTCTAGATGAGGGTCTTGTGCCATTTAATCTGTATGACTATCAGGAAGAGATTGTAGATGCTGTACATAATAATAGATTTGTAATATCAAAGCTACCTCGACAGTCTGGCAAATCAACAACAATGATTTCCTATATTCTTCACTATGTTCTTTTTAATCAGAGTATGACTGTCGCGGTCCTTGCAAATAAGCAATCCACAGCAAGAGAAATTCTTAGCCGTCTAAAAATGGCATATGAATATCTCCCTCTATGGCTCCAGCAAGGAATTGTTGAATGGAATAAAGGTTCACTCGAACTAGAGAACGGATCAAGAATTATAGCGTCATCCACATCTGCTTCAGCAGTCCGTGGTGGATCGTTCAACATGATCTTCCTTGATGAATTTGCACACGTTCCCCAGAATATTGCAGAGGAATTCTTTAGCTCTGTGTACCCCACAATCACCTCTGGACAGTCCACAAAGGTTTTAATGGTGTCAACCCCCAACGGACTCAATCTATTTTACCATTACTGGAGGGGAGCGACCAAACGAGAGGGTGAAAAGGGTAAAAACGAATATATCCCAATTGAGATCCACTGGTCACAGGTTCCCAAGTATCCCGGTGGACCCCTAAGAGATCAAGAGTGGAAAGCTCAACAGATTGCAAATACAAGTGAGCAGCAGTTCCAGACAGAATTTGAATGTGACTTCATTGGTTCAACGAACACACTGATTTCTTCGTCGAAGCTACACTGTCTAAATTTCATATCTCCAATAGATAATAACAATGATGGCTTGATGATATACGAACAACCAATAGAGGATCATCTCTATGTAATGGCTGTGGACACCGCTCGTGGTCAAGGTTTAGATTATAGCGCCTTTCTTGTTGTGGACATAACGACTAGTCCGTATAAGGTTGTTGCGAGATTCAGAAACAATACTATTTCACCGCTTGTATATCCCACTGCGATTCGCAGTGTCTGTGACAAATACAACCAAGCCTACTGCCTAATTGAACTCAATGACATCGGAGCACAGGTCGCAGATATCCTATATCAAGATCTTGAGTATGAGAATGTTCTACAGTCTGTATATAAAGGTAGAGCAGGACAGGTTATTGGTAGTGGTTTTGGTGGGTCACAATCTCAGATGGGTGTTCGAACTACTGGTCCGGTCAAGAAGCTCGGCTGTTCTGTCCTGAAAAGTCTAATAGAAAACGACAAGTTACTAATAGATGATATGGATATAATCCAAGAACTCTATACATTCGTTGCAAAAGGAGCATCATTTGAAGCAGATGACGGACACAACGATGACCTAGTAATGTGTTTGGTTCTATTTGCATGGCTCACTAGACAAGAATATTTCAAAAATCTAACTGATTTGGATATCAGAAAAGACATATATGAGGATGAAATGAAAAGAATTGAAGAAGATATTCTTCCATTTGGATTCTCCACCACGGTAGATGATCAGGAACCAAGTTCTTTTTATGATGGAAAAGATTATTGGAAAGGTTCTTCCGACTCGTCCGACACTCCATTTCTATAAATACCTTAGAAATACACATTACTTTCGGAGAATCCCATGACTGATATTACCATAGATCTCAACAAATCAGAAGGATTTGTTGTATCCCCATCAGAAAGGTCCAGTGATTGGGTAGCGGCTTTTCTGAGTTACAACCATTTATTGGCTGCTTTAGGAACTGCTGATGAACGTAGTCTCGGGTATATGCTATTAACCAGTCCTACTGATCTGTATTCGAGACTTTCCGCGACATACGATGTGGGTTGGTATATTAATTCAGGCGAAACAGATAGTGACGATGCTGTTGTATACAACAATGAGACACCAGATAAATATAACGCAAATAACCCAACAGAGGCAAACTGGGTAAATGGACCAGACTTCAATATAGACGGAACACCAACGGGTTTTGGGTTTGAATTTTGGTCTGTTGCTAACTACCTCTCATATGGTGGTAACTGCTTTGTCGCAGGTGCGCCAGATAACTTACCAACTACGGAAAATAATGGTAAGGAAACTATAGAAAATACAACCAAAACAATTAATTGTGTATACACAACGAGTACAATTCGTAATAATGACATTATCGATATTGCTGAAAAAAGAGGAGATTGCATGGCAATTTGTCAGGTCGATGTAAAAGCTCCAGTTTCTTCTACTACTCCAGAAGGGCTTCCAGCATCCGGTACACAGAGCAGAAATACCTTTCATGTCGCTGGACAAAAAGTTCACTTGGGAACTTCATCATCATTAACAACAGGAAATGACACAAATTCCAGCCTAATAACAACAGGAGTTGCTGCTGATGTTGCAGGATGTATGGCACGGGTTAGGTCAAGCACCAACAGATTCCAATCACCTGCTGGTACTGGACCCGGAGCTTTATTAGATGTTGTTAGAATGGAATATGATCTTACTGCAACCGATCGTGCTGAACTTGCGAATAATTTTGTAAATCCAATACGAACGTTTGAGGGAATTGGATCCGTTTTGTTCGGTGATAGAACAGGAAATTCCAATGTTTCTGAAAACGTATTCAATTACACTAATGCATCATTAACCTATCTCCACATTAATCGATTAATTTCTGACGTAATTAGACAGTATATGTTCAGAGAAAATATGGCAACTACTAGGGCGTCCGTTACTTCAGAAATTCAATCAATATTAAGAAGAATAGTTGCTGGAGGAGGATTATCAGAGTATTCAGTAATTTGTGATGAAACTAATAACCCAGAGAGCATTATCCTTGCAGGAAATTTAATTATTGATGTAACACTGAAGTTTGTTCTTAGTATTCAAAACATAACTCTAAGATTCCGAACTTTATCTGGTGATCAAACAACTCAAAGTCCAGCCAGTTCATCGGGATCAGGAGGTTCTTCTAGTAGCACATCAAGCACATCAAGCACCTCCTCTTCTGGTGGGAGTTCATATTAATGGCAAATAATCTTGACAATTTCATTACTAAGTTTGAGGGGGGAAACAGAACCCACCGTTATGATGTCGAGATGAATTTTCCCGGTACAAGTATAGACGACAGTTTAAATAGATTTTTTATTCGTGCAGTGAGTCTACCACCGAGTCAAGTTAACCCAATTAGAATACCTTATAGAGGAAGAATTTTAAAATGGCCTGGTGACAGAATTTACTTCCCATGGACATTCAGAGTTTTAGACCAAGGTGGAAAAGACTCCCTATGGACTAAGTTCAATGATTGGAGTAATACAATCAATGACCACAGGACAAACGTGAGCAGTCAGGATTGGTCTAATTTTACCACAGACTGGAAGATAAAACAAATAGGTGCTGACGGTACTTCGGTTCTAAAAGAAGTTGAACTTAATGATTGTTGGCCAACAATTGTCGGTCCAATTTCAATGGATGCAAACTCCATAGATACCTTAGTAGAATTTACAGTTACGGTTGAATATTCCTATCACACAGTGAAAGATGTTAACTAATTATAGTATGGAGAAAAAATGGCAATTAACTTACTAGGGTTTACAATTGGAAGATCGATAAAGGATACAGCGGGAGTTGCGACAGAACTCCCCGGTGTAGAAGCTAAATCGGCTATTACTCCTGATGAATATGATGGTTCATACCAGTTTGAGACCGGAGGAATTCTAGGAACTTATGTTGACTTCACTGGTGCGGTGCGAAACGAAAACGCACTCATCGCACAGTATCGAGGTCTAGCACTTTTTCCTGAAGTAGATAATGCAATTGAAGACATCTGTAATGAAGCGATTGTCATGGGGACAGACAGAAAGCCTGTCAAGGTTGGTCTAGGGAAAGTTAAATTATCAGAGTCAATCAAGATCAAAATTCAAAATGAATTTGATCAAGTTCTTCGTCTTATGGATTTTCATAAGAAAGCATATGAAATTTTTCGAAGATGGTACGTAGATTCTAAGCTATTCTATCAAATGGTCATTGATGAAAAGGATCCTATGAAAGGGATTGTTGAACTTAGACCCATTGATCCAACTAAGATAAAACGAATACGAAAAGTAAATAGAAGTAAAAATGATGGTTCTAAATCAATTTCTCTAGTCGAAGGTGTAGAAGAATATTATGTCTATACGAACACAGATAAAGATTCAATTTACCCCACATCAAATGCCGGAATCAACATTACAAAGGACTCAATTGCCTACGCAAATTCGGGACTAGTTGATGCTAACTCAAAGAGGGTTGTTGGATACCTACAAAAAGCAATTCGTCCTGTAAACATGCTCAGGCAGATCGAAGACGCTGTAGTGGTTTACCGTGTTTCTAGAGCGCCCGAACGAAGAGTTTTCTATATTGACGTGGGTAACCTACCAAAACAAAAAGCCGAACAATATCTCCGTGAAGTCATGCAGAGATACAGAACCAAGATGATATACGATCAAGGAACTGGTCAGGTTAACGACAGTAGAGACCACATGTCAATGCTCGAAGACTATTATCTCCCACGTCGAGAAGGTGGTAGAGGAACTGAAATCAGCACCCTTCCCGGTGGACAGAACCTTGGTCAGATGGAAGATGTCGAATATCTGCTCAAAAAGGTCTACACTGCTCTCAATGTTCCTATTACCCGCATGATGGCAGACAATGGATTTAACATGGGTCGATCCGCAGAGATCACCAGAGACGAAGTTAAATTTCACAAGTATATTGAAAGGCTTCGAACCAGATTCTCACACATCTTTTTACATGCACTTAGAGCACAGTGTATTCTGAAGGGAATCTTGACCGAGGATGATTGGAATGAAATTAGTCCTGATATCGAAATGATTTTCAACAGAGACTCATATTTCACAGAACTTAAAGAAAATGAGATTCTCACAAATAGACTACAGATGTTGGGTCAAATTCAGCCACTTATTGGACAATATTTTTCACAGGAATATGTCAAGAGAAATATCTTACGTATGAGCGATGAAGAAATATTGCTTATGCAGAATCAGATAGATAAAGAAATGGCTTCCGGTCAAATCATACCGGCAGGAGAAGAACAACAACAGGGACTCCAAGGATGAATACATTATCACTAATACACAATTTTTTAAACGAAGAAGAAGATAAATTCAAAGAGACTTTATCAGCAATTCTTAAAGAGAAGATAAGCAATAAAAAGAAAAATATAGTTTTTGATACTGTTAGTACGGTCTTTGAGGAAGAAGAAAATCTAAATAATATGAAGCCGGATTATGATGTTATTCGTGCTTTAAGTGAATGTGATAAGCAAAACAGCAACATTGTTGTTGGTTTAGCTGATGGAGATGAGTCTGTTTTAAAACCTGATCACAGCAGGAAAGTTCTTTCAGTTTTTGATAATCTTAACGAAAAAAACCAAATTCGTCTAGTTAATAGGCTAGTCGAATCACGAGCAAATTTTCATAATACCATTGAATTTTGCGTCAAATTTAAAGGAAGGTATACCCAATGAGCCAGAGCCTAGACATAATCAAACACATTTTAGATGAAAATCTAATTGATGCAAAGAAAGCAACCGAAGGATATCTCAATGATATTCTATCTGTCGCTATCAAAGAACAGTACAAAGAAGTAGCCCCCGAAATGTTCGAAGAAGGACACAAGGGTAAGCATGACTGCGCTAAAAAGGTAAAGGGTAAAAAACTTGCCGAAGCATGGGGCGAAGGAACACCAATCCACGGTCAACATGCTGATCCCGATGAAAATGGAAACATTGCATGGTACAACGTAGAGTTTGAACACGGAATCGAAGAAGGCGTATCTGTTGATAACCTTGAAATTCTAGTTTCTGAAGCTCACCACGATCACAAGTAAAAAGAAAGGCATAAAGACATGAAACTTATAACAGAAATGGTGGAGGACGTGAACCTCCTCGTAGAGAAAAAAGACGGTGTAAAGCACTATTACATCGAAGGTGTCTTTATGCAAGCAGAGCAGCAGAACCGTAACGGGCGTATTTACCCAACCGCGCATATTGGTCCCGCAGTGGAAAAGTATGTCACTGAATATGTAAATAAAAACCGTGCGATGGGTGAACTCAATCACCCATCCGGTCCTACTGTAAATCTCGATAAAGTTTCTCACATTATCAAAGAACTCAAGACTGATGGAAACAACTTCATCGGAAAGTCAAAAGTCCTTGATACACCCATGGGTAACATTGTAAAAAGTCTCATCGATGAAGGAGCCTGTCTGGGCGTTTCTTCTCGTGGTATGGGATCTTTGAAGAAAAATTCAAGTGGAATTAACGAAGTACAGAACGACTTCGTTCTATCTGCGGTAGATATTGTAGCGGATCCTTCCGCTCCCGATGCTTTTGTTAATGGTATCCTTGAGGGTAAGGAATGGATTTGGGACAATGGTTTACTCCGTGAACAGCAGATTGCACAGTATGAAAAACAGATTAAACAAGCATCTCGAAGGAACTTAGAGGAAGCCTCCCTGAATGCATTTAAAGATTTCCTCTCTAGACTTTAAACTTATATAAATACCAAGAATAGGCTAAAAGGAGCTTTTAAATGGAAGATACACGATACGAGGAAGAAGAAGAAATGGCTGTTAACGCAGGCAATGCTTCTCAGAATACTGGATCGGCAGACTATGACGCCTCGGGTCGAGGTGCTCATGATGCGTCCGGTAAAGGTCAGCAGGTTGCTGGAACCGAGGTTATTCCCGATGGAATAGCACAGGCAAACCAGGCATCTGTTGCAGCAAAGGCTCTTGCTTATGAGCCTGGAACTGTCTTTGTTCCCCAGATGGGTGCAGAGGAAGTTGCTGAAAATCTTGCCGTTATGTTTGACGGTCAGGATCTATCAGAAGATTTCATGCAGCGTGCAGGAACTGTCTTCGAAGCAGCAGTAAATACTAAGATTAATGATCTTGCTACGCAGCTAGATGAGTCTTACAGAAACGTTCTTACTGAACAACTCGAAGAGGTTGTTGGAAATCTTGCTGAGAAGCTCGATGACTACCTCAACTACGTTGTTGAAGAGTGGATCGAAAAGAATCAACTCGCCGTTGAGCGTGGAATTAAGACTGATGTTGCCGAATCTTTCATCACTGGTCTTAAGAACCTATTCGAAGCTCACTACATCAACGTTCCCGACGAACGTTATGATGTTCTTGATGAACTCTTTGAGTCGAATGAACAACTTCAGGAAGAACTCAACGAACAGCTTGAAGCTAACGTTACTCTTAAGTCTCAGCTCAATGAAACAACAAAGGCTCAAATCTTTGCCCACTACACTCAGAACCTTGCTGACACTGAAGTCGAAAAGTTTGCTGCTCTTTCAGAAGCGATCTCTTTCGAAGATGCACAGACTTTCAACAACAAGTTGGCACAACTTCATGAGGCATACTTTGAGCACAGTGCTCCAGTATCTGAACCAGTTGAACTTATTGAAGAAACAACAAACCAAAAGATCTCAAACGGAAGTGCAATGGACAACTATGTTGATGCCCTTGGTTTCCAGATGAGAAAGCACTGATTTTATATTAAACTTTTTTTTAAAAAACTAAACTAAACCTTAACAGGAGAAATCTAAAATGGATTTTAACAACCAAGCCCCAATGGATGCTCTCTGCGAAAAGTGGGATCCCCTCTTAGAGCACGATGCACTCCCCAATATTGAAGA